CGAGAGAGGGCGTCATCGGCTTGTCGATGGCCCACATGTGCGCCTCCGCCATCGTGTCGGCCAGCACCTGGGCCGTGCGTGTGTAGTTCTCGAAGGCGTACAGCTTGTCGCTGCTGCAGGTGCGTGAGCCCCAGAAGCGGAAGCCGTCTTGGCGGATCAGCGTGGTCACGTCGTGCGCGTTGAGATAGCCGGCATCGGTGGCCGGGTTCTGCAGGTCCCAGTACACGTCGCGCGACAGGCCGGTTACCCCATTGACCGGCACGTTGGAGAGCGTTTTGTGCCAGCCGGTCTCGTTGTCGATCTTGGCGCGCAGGCCCACGGCGCGGGCGGTGGCCCACAGCGTCTGCTCGGCGTTGGAGGCGGTGTTCCAGCCGACGAACTCAGGCCACAGCACCATGAGCTCGCGCGCGGCGAAGTTCTGCCGGTACGTGGCGGTCTCTTCCTTGGTGGCGCAGCCGGTCGCGTTCACATAGGCGAAGGCGCGCAGCTTCTGCGCGATGCTGACCAGCTCGGTGGCTACCGGCAGTGTGTCGAGGCCTGGCACCGCGAGGATGCGCGGCGTGACGCCGAGCTGGTTGCGTGCGGCCAGCAGGGCTTTGAGGCCGGTGAAGCGGCCTTCGGCCGTGGTGGTGCCGATGATGTTGGTGTTGGTCTCGCCCTCGGCCTTGCCCTCGGCGACGCGCACGACGACGGTCAGCGGGCTGGTTTGGTCGGCAATGGCTTGCAGCGTGCGCGCCAACGTGCCCTTGGTGCCGGCGCGGCCGATTGCGGCCTGCACGTTGGTCAGCAGAACCGGTTTGTTCAGTGGGAAGGTGGCGATGTCCGCATCATCGGCCGTGCACACGACACCGACCACGGCGGTCTCGATGGTGCGAATGGGGCGGGTGCCTTCGTTGATTTCAACGACGCGTACGCCGTGGTGATAGTCGCTTGGCATGCAGTCTCCAGCAGGTGGATGGGTGTACCTGCAGGATGCTGTGCACGCGCGCGAAAGTCGCGCTGGAACTGTTGTGCAGCGGGCGGCCACAACAACCGCCCGCGCGGAACCTACTCAGTGAGGGACGCCGGCATCTCAGGCCATTCGACGGCATCTGGAAAGCCGGCCTGTTGGGGCACGTCGCGCAGGGCTTTGCGATATCGACGTGCTGCCGAGAGTTTCTCGGTGTCCTCCGCATCCTCCGCCTTCATCACCAGGCGGTCGGCCTCGGCCAGCAGGGCATCCCGCTTGGTGCGCATCTCGGCGCCAAGTACGTGGCGGGTCGCGGCCTCGCCGTGCACGGACCAGAGGCGGGCGATGTCGTCATCGGTGGGCTTGGGTGGATCGGTTGGTATCCACTCCGGAATCCATGCGGGGCCGATCTGTTCCAGCGTGGTGCTGTCCACCGGGTGCGAGACCCAGTAGTCCCGCCAGCGGGCCAGCGTTGGGTAGGCCTGTGCAAGAACATACGCCAGGTGTTCCACGGTCATCATCGGTCAGACTCCTTATTGATTGCGCATCCAGTCGCCATACACGGTGATGGCGTTTGCGGTGCCATTGCCCGGCCCCGTTAGGCCCACGACAACCCATGGGTGAGGAAGTACCGGGTTGCCGGAGATCACTCCGAACGATTGCGTGGCTCCGGCACGTTGGCATTGCGCCCCGACGGCGGCTTTGCCGTTGTTCAGGTTGGTGAGGTAGGTGGACAGCCATTGCCCGGCCCACGGCATGTACACGTTGCCGTCGCCCGACAGGGCGCCGCCGGCGCCGACATACAACATGCCTTGAATAGCGATGTCGCCGTTGCCGTTAAAGGTGAAAGCATTTGCCCGGCCGCCAACGTGCATCGACAGCACAGGGACAGAGCCATTGCTGCCGCCGGCATAACAATCGATCGCCGCCAAATGCCTGGCGCCCCATTGGGTCCAGCGCAGGCCCATGTACGCCGCCTGGTTGTTCGGGCAGTCGATCTGCAGCGCAGGGGCGCGCGTGGCCGACCATTCGCCATGTGAGCCGCCAATGCTGTCCGCACCGACCGGCGAAACCGTGAGTGCTGTGCGGCCGTAACCAGCGCTGAAATTGAAGCCCTTGTTGGCGTTGAGCGGTCCACCTTCGGCCGTCAGCGGATTGACCAGGTTCTTTGTGTCGTACGGCGTGGCCCCGTTGAACGTGGGGCGAGCGGTAAAGCTCGCCTGACCGCTCGCGTAGTTGATGACCAGCGGCGTGTCTTTGTGGCTGCCGTCAGCGTTGTACGTGTTGAAGACCAGGTTGCCCGATGCGCTGACCGCGTACAGGCGCCAGGCCGGCGAATCGCCGCCGAACTCCAAGAAGCCCTTTCCGTCGTTGTTGTAGGCAGGGAGGCTGACGTTGGTTCGCGTCTTGAAGCCGTTGCCCGTGACGCTGCCGGCCAGGGCTGCATTCCCAGAACCATCGACCTGGAGCATTCGCAGGTAGGTGGAGAAGTCGCCGGCGGCGGCAGTATTGCGATCGAGCACGAAGCTGCGGCCAGCAGCCACCATCCGGAAACGCCCCGCCGTCACAGGTTCTACCGCGTCGGTGAACTGCAGCTCGCCCGCCGGGCCTTTCACGTTGACGGGACCGGTGACATCGCCGCCGCTGGATGGCACTGCCGCTTCGGCTGTTTTGAGGGCACGGGCGGCCGTGTCCTTGGCGTCCTTGACTGCCGCCGGCGTGGCGTAGCGCTCGTCGGCCTGGCCGAGGGGGACGGCATGCTCGACGGCCGCAGCGCTTGCCACCGCGAAGGCCTGTTTGTTGGACCCGGCCAGGTCGGCTTTCTTGGTGAGCTGTGCGGCGAGCTTCTTGGGGGTCACGGCCTTGGCGTCGTCTTTGCCGGCCACGACTTCCGGATCGGTGGCGAGCTGCACGATGCCTGTACGGCTCTCCGTGCTCGTCCGGGCGGCCAGCGCAGCAGGCGTGACCGCGCGCAGCTTGTCGGTGCCATCCTGCGTTTCCTGGTCGGTGGCCAGCTCCACCACGCCCACGCGTTCAGTGGTCGCTGGCGGGTTCGTGAAGTTGGTCTCGCCAACGGTGAGCGCCGTCACGTCCAGCGACTTGAACACCACGTCGACGGCCAGCAGCAGGATGGCCACTGGCGACTTCTCCATGATGGGCGCAGCCTGGCAGTACGTGCCGAGCAGCACGCCGTTATCCAGATAGAGCCCAAAGCCGTACAGCTTGAACTGGTCGGCGCCATCGTCTCGGATCGTGACGTGGATGGTGTCCGGGGCGATGTTCTCGCCGGCGATGGTGGAGACCCGCTTGAGCTCGCTCGGCAGTACCTGGAGGGCTGGGGAGAAGTCGAACGGTGCGGTTGCAAAGCCGACCTGTACGACCTTGCGCGCGTTGGTGCCGGTGTGGTCGCCAGCAATGAGCGCCGCGCGGCCGGCGTCGGTGATATTGAGGGTCGTTCCTGCCATGTCAGGCGTCCGTGAGTGAGAGGCGAACAAAGAGGGCAGGGCGGATCGCTACGGCAACGCCGAGTCCCCCCCGCCGGTTAAACCCTTGGGTGAAGGTGTAGTGGGCACGCACCGGCTTCGTGCGGTCGATCTCGGCCACGATGTCCGCCACAAAATCGGCTGTTGATGGGATGTCGTCGCGCTCGCTCACCGTCATCACCAGCTCGAAGGTGTGCGGCGGCCCCTTCGGCTCGATCTGCCACCACTCGCGCAGCGCGATGTTGGCGCCGAAGGACGCCACGACCTCGCGCACCGCAGCGGCCGTGCCCTTCTTGCGAGCGATCGAAATGGCCGCGCGCACACGGGCACGCTTGACCTGGTCGGGCCAGTAGTCCTTCCAGGCGTCGATTCCCAGGTGCCACGCCAGCCACGGCAGCAGGTGCGCGGGGATCGTGTCCGGATCAATCAGCGAGCGCAGCGGCAGCGGTAGATCGCTGATGGTGCCCGCCACGGCCGTGGCGTTGCGCTCCAGCTCTGTGGCGTTGGGTGGCAACAGGCTACGCACGCTGGGCTCCCGATTTGACGTCGACGCCAATGCAATAGGGGGCTTGGGTCAGATCGGCGCGAATGTCGTCTGCGGGGTACTGCAGGTCCACGCGCTCGACGCCTGCCACGTGCAACGCAGCATCCAGGCCCGAGCGGGCCACCACGCGGCCCAGGCGGTGGCAGACCTCCACGTAGATCGCCAGGCGCCTGCGCGCTTCGGCCACCACGACGCTGGAATCGGGGCCAGGGAAGAGGTGGAGAATCGCCACAACGTCATAGGGCAGGATCGCCGCCGATTGCACCGTCACGAAGTCCGTCAGGGGACGGACGTCATCTGAACGCAGGGCGGCCTCGACCTTCGCCAACAGGTCAGCCGGGGCCGTACCGTCGCCCTCGCGCGAAAGGACCGTGACACAGACCTCGCCAGGCGTGGGGCTGGTGGCCGAGGCGTCCAGCACGCGGCCGTCTGCATCACGCGCATGCGAGCGGTAGGCACCCTCCGGGCCGGCGACAGAGAACGACTGCGGCGCGAGCTGCACGCGCTGGCGCAGGTCGGCATCGCTCTCCATCATGGCCGGCGTGCCGGCGATCGGGTCTGCGGGCTTGATGACCAGGCGGAACACGCCGAATAGCGCCGCAATGTGCTCCAGGTCTGCACCCTGCGCATAGGCCAGCATCACCGCGCGTGCGGCCTCATTGATGCGCTGGCGCAGCAACAGCTCGCGGTACGCCGATTCCTCCAGGAACTTGGTCAGCGGTTCGGATTCGAGCGCCAGCACGGCGGCCACATCGGCCTGCTTGTCAGCGGGGTAGCGTGCGACAAGCGCCGCCTTGCGCTGGGCAAGGATGGTCTCGTAGTCCAATGCCTCCACCACGTTCGGCGGCGGCAGTTGCGACAGGTCGATGAGAGCGCCCATGGTCAACCTCCCAGCGGGATGCTGAGCGCACCCAATGACTCGCGGCGCGGCCCGTCGATTCGCTCGGCTTCCACATCGAGCACGGGCTTACCGCCGGCATCGATCCAGAAGCGCACGGAGCTCACGCGCACGCGCGGCTCCCAGCGCACGATCGCCGTTACGGCCGCCGACATGGTGCGCAGGCGTGTGGCTGGGTTCAGCGGCTGGTCGAT